TGTCAAGTTGCTTACCTTGACAAATGCCTCTAAGTCTTCCGTAACGTGCTTTGTTACGTCAGCCACTCCACTGTTGGACCTTCTATTGTTTCGCTTGGTATACCAGTTGTTTACTTTTTGATATAAGTCTTCGAACACCTCTAGTTGAGATAGACGTGCAAATGCGTTAAACTCAGCTGGAGTTAAATAGCCGTTGTTGTCCTTGTTAAGGATAAACATCACGGTATTTCTCACTTCGTTAATCATGGTTACGCAAAGATAACAAAAAAAAGCCACCTCTAAATGAGATGGCTTATTCAAAAGAAGTGTTAGCTATTAAGCTACAGCAATACCACTTACAGCATAAGGCAAGGTAGTAACCGCATAAGACGGCTTCTTCCAATCTGTTTGAAGAGCAGCAACGATAGCATCTTGAATTGCATCGCGCTCAGTCTCGTCACCAGAACCAGCTGTTGCGTGAGTAATAGTAGTAACTTTACCAAACTTGTAAGTAATAGTAACAGTAGTAGTAGAAGCTTGCTCAACTAAAACAACATCAGTAGCAGAAACCAATTGATTTTGCTCATTTGTAACGGGGATACTTAAAAATTTTTCCATGCGACAAAGATAATGAATTAATCCAACTCTCTACAGAGCTTGTTATATATAGGCTCGCCTTCTTCTGTTTCGAAGAATAACTTAACCGCATCCATTCCGTCTTCTCCTTCTGGAACAGTCAGCATACGTTTCTTGTTGTTTGGCAAGTTAAAGTACACGTCTTTATTCTTGTTGCGGAACTGAATAATGTTCATGTCAAAGAACTGAGCAATATTGTTCTTCATCTGAACGTCGGGATCACCAGCCATTGTAAGCAAATCATATGGATTGTTCCTAGCAAAAACAAGAATATCACGACGAACTTCTTTAGACGTCATGTTTTCAACTCGACTACCAATAAGCTCACGAAGAATCTCCTCGCACTTATCAATACTCATTTCACGAGCTGCAATCAAGGCGTCTACCTCGTAGTTCATTTCCTCGATTTCTTTTTCTGCATCACGCTCTGCAATAAACTCTTCAAATACAGACCCGTTTTTAGGGTGTAGTTCTAGAAATTTATGCAACACTGTATCTGTCTTAGATACTTTTAAAACTCCATTTTCAAACATAATAGGCTCAACGATAGCATTATCGTCTTGCTCGTCTTCAAATGGTGAACGCTGATTTCTAGCGTAACGTAAAGTTCTGTTTACTCCCTTTTCTTCGTCAAACCAAAGCAAAGGAGAACGTCTAGAGTGTCTAGACTGTAATACGAAGGTCAACGGCGACTTGCCGTTCTTCAGTACATAGATTTTTTCTGTTAATTTATTTTTCATTTTATTAGATTTATTAAAAATAAGGGGGCAGTTTCCCACCCCCTTGGGTTAAACTTAGTCTTTAAATAGGAAGAAGTTGTTAGCTCCCATAGTACATAATGCACGCTCAGACAAGAAGTGAACTTCCATAGCGTCTAAGTCGCTTGTACGTACGTTTCCAGCAGAACCAGTCATCCAAGTCTTGTAGCGACGGTCTTCTGTTTCAGAAGCACGGTAGCGTACGTGTAAGAATGGACGAGTAGCGTTCTTACCTAATACTTGATCGTAAACGGTCATAGAACCAGCAGGTACCATAACTCCGTTAACTGCATCAGCAGTCAAACCACCACGCAATGTAGCGTCGTTCAAGTACTTCCAATCAGTCTTGTAGAACTCATATCCACGCTTGAATCCAGTGAATCCAAGATTCAAAGCCATTTGCTCGTCATTGTCGAACAAACCGTAGCTAGTTCCACCAGCACCGTAACTGTTTTGAGCAGCCAACATATCGTCGATATCAAAACCGAACTGACGGTTCAAGAAGATTACGTTCTCTTGAATAGAACCTTGCTTGTCTAAACGCTCGATAACAGCATCGAAATCAGCTAGAGTTGATGGGTTACCACCAGCCCAAACGTTTCCACGGTCTTCGATAGTGTAGAACATACCTTCAGTACCACTCTTGTCAGCAGCACCAGCACCAGCAGCAGTGCTTTGTAAGTAATCAGCAGCACCAGAAGCAGCCTCAGCAGGTGTACCTTCAATCATTGCCATCTCCATGTAGTCCTCGAAACGTAGACGAGTCTCGTGCTCAGACTTGATGTACCAAAGGTATCCAGTTGCACCGTTCTCAGTAGTTACTTCTACCCAACCAATTTGAGCCATCTCAGAACCATTTACTCTGTATTTGTCCTTGATGATGATTGGCTTGTTGTCGAAGAACTCAGACTCAGCTTCTAAAGAACCTTCCATTCCAGAAGTACCCTTAGCAAACTCAGAACCATAAACGAATACAACAACGTCAGTAATAGCATTAGTAAATGCACCAGCAGCAGAATAGTAAGCAACTTGAAATTCAGTCTTGTCACCACTTGGAGCAGCGTCAACGATAATTGCTTTTTCTACTTTGTCATCAGTTGCAGAAGATAGGATAACAGTTTGACCAACACGGAAATTGTGCTCGTCAGCTCCTAAATCAAAAGTCTGCTTACCACTAGCAGCAGCACCGTCAGCAGTCACACCAGTGTATTGTGTGTGAAGACGTCCTTGCTCTGCCCACTTGATAAGGTCAGAATTAGATGGTAGCTCAGCTCCTACCGCACGTAAGAAAGATGCGATAGAACGGTTACCATAACGTTCAAATTCCTTCTCGTAAGTATCAGGAAGATACTGGTCTAAGAAGTTAAAATCAGTAATGTAGTTGTCAGGTGTTGCCAACTTACTTGGAGCGGGGGTTAAACTAAACCCAGGGCTCGCTTGTACAGATCCAGCCATAATTTTGTTTTTTTAGTTTTTTATTTTTTACTTTTTATTCTTAATCGGTTGCTAGTTCCGCTATCCAAAGCTGTCACTGAAAATCCTTTTGCTCTTCCCATTTCTGGCGCCGCCTTGGCATTCATGTCGATATTCTTCGACTCCTTGGCAACACTATCTATGGCTTCTGCTTTACCCTTCTCGTAGAAGAATTTAGCCATCGCATCTGGATTCATCGCTACAGCCATCGCCCTATGATAAGCAGCGGCATCCTTAATGTATCCACTATCATCAACAAAACTGTTGAAGAATGGACTCATGTCAGTTTGCTTTTCCAACAATGTCTTTGATTCTGCTGGTTTGTAAGTCACTTTCTCGTCGCCAATTTGAAATTCAAAACCTTTGAAATCCTCACTAAACAACTCCGATGTCTTACTCCGGTAGAACTCAGACCTCTTGGACTGCTCTTGTTCAAGTTCACTAGCTCTTTGGGCTTGACTTTTAAAAGCTTCGTACTGCTCTTTATCTGCTTCTGGAATATCAACACCCCTTGACTCAAGTGGTATCTTATACTGTTCCTTCTGCTTTTCAAAGTAGTCCTTTGCTTTTGCAAGTTCGCGTTTCATGGCTAACTTCTTTTTCTTGATGTCTTTTTCCTCATCAAGCTCCTCATCATAAGAAAACTTATCCTCCATGTCAAACTGAATGTCTTCATCATCCAGCCCAGGATTTGTCTCCTTATAATATTCAAGAAGTAGCCTATTGGGGTCTTCGTTATCAAAGTCTCTGTTAATCTTAACAAAGTCATCGAATCCTCGACCCGTCTCTTGTTTGTACTTTAGGTATGCTGATACGTCTTCTGGAAGTTCGGGCGCAGACTCCTTTGCCTCAAACAACTGATCAACGGTATCAATTTCCCTATCGTACCTATTTTTAATAAATGACAGAACGTCTTCCTCTGTTAGGCTTGGAGCCTCAGCAGGCTGTTCAACTTCAGTAGGCTGTTCAGTGTCACTGAGCGCCTCGTTTTCTTGAACACTCCCTGTTTGCGCTTGGTTTTCTTCCTCTGCGCCTAATTTTTCTTCGTGCTCTTGGAGTAGTTGTTCCTCAACCTCTTGTACACTTTTCTCTTCCTCTACCCCTACTTCACGTACTTTAAATTCACTCATAATTTTATTTTATTTGATTTTCATCGCAAATATACGATAAATAATTATCTAGGTTCAAATTCAGCCAAGTCGAATCCGTCTAAACTGTCTTCGTTGGACTCAAAGTTAACTGGAGGTAAGTCTTTCTTTCTCTGTTCGATAAGCTTAGACTGCTGAGTATTCTGCAAACTAATGCGATCGTCCTTGGCCTTCTCCTTCTCCTTTTCTATTTCTTTCTGAGTCTCACCGCTTACGTTAGCTAGTGCCATTTGATATTGGAACTCCTTGTCCATCAACGCTAACTTAAGCTCAGCCTCTTGCTGTAACTTCATGGTGTCGTACTCTGCCTCAGCTCTCTTAATCTGCATCTTAGCTTGAGCCTCCATTTGTATCTGCTGCATCTTAGACTGTGCAGCCGCTTGAGCAGATTGCATATTAGACTGGGTCTGAGCCTCCATCTTCTGCATCTCTCTTTCTTGGTCTTGCTTGTCCTTGTTCTTACGCTTTACTTTTAACAACTCGTTAGCTAACTTAACGTTCTTCAACTCACGAATGTCGATAGCGTCTTCTAAGGTAATTTGGTCTCTCTGTAGGGCTACTTGTATGTTAGCCTCCATCTGAGCCTTCTCCTCTTCGTCTGGAGCAACCTCAATATGCACACCAAAGTCATGCAAGTAAAGGTCTGCAATATCATCTAATATGTCAGTGCTGTGAGAACCAATCTGATGTATCAACTGCTCTCTAGTATCTGAGTACTCTAGTACATCGGAAATACGCAATGAAATAGCTTCTGCTAATTTTCTTGTAACGAACAAACCACCTTCAAGTACGTGTCTAGTAGCCGTGTTAGAGTTCAAAGCCGCTAGCTTCTGTACCCCTACCAATGCATTCGGATCAGGCGTAGAGCCATCTCTTGCTTCATTAAGACCCGTCACGTCACGAATCATATTAAGGTAGTGGTTGTATGAATTAACCAAGCTAGCAATCTTTCCTTGACCAGCGCTACTGTTTAGCTCTTGTATAGGAACCCTAGCATTGTTAAACTCTCCGTCTTGTGTATAGCTACGTCCAATTACAGAACCCGTTTGGAAGTACATCTTTAATGCCTCCTCTGGGTTGTAGTTAGAGCCATTACCCAAGTCAACCTCGTTTAATCCGTCAGCGTCGATATACACACCGTCTGGAACCATACGAGCAATCACTTGCTGTAGCTTTAAGTGAGTTAACTGAATCAAGTCAGCAAATCCAACCATACGGCGAACCAATGACTCAATTACACCACGATACATTCTAGGTGCAACAGCAACATATTCTGGAAGCGCAACGTGAGAAGAAGACTTAGGACGTACCATGTTCTTCATCATATCCCACTCCAACAACTTCTGCGTACCTAGGACCATAACGCCCTTGTACCAAACCTCAATGGTTTTTTCTACTCTCTCAAACCTTGCCTCTTCGTCTTCCGGTGGATTAAAGCTCTCGTCCTTACGAATAACCCTCTCTCCTCCATTATCCAAGTACTTCTTCTTGTATACAAACTTTTTATCAGTCTTGTAATTGAAGTATAAAAGATTGACAATCTCCTTGTCGAAGACACTATCGGTATATGGACGCATAGCACCGTAATCCTGATACCAAGTATAAGAATAGTTTGAAATCTCTTCGATATCCTCATCAGTAAGGTATGGATACATTCTTTTAACCTCGGATATGTGGACTCTTTTAATCTCACCAAAGTAGAAACAATCATCAAACGTAGGATAGTCGGTGTATGAATAAACAACGTTCGCAGGATCAACATAGTCAATCTTGACACCTCCATTCGGATTGAAGGTGTGCTTAGCCATACCAATACCAAGTACAGTAAGGTCATAGTCGATGCGTCTCTTTATATCTTCGTAATGATTATTATTAAGTATAGTCCTAATAGCTTGCTCTTCAGCAACCTCAATACCTGGCTTGTAGTTAATCTGCATGAACAGATTCAACTCGTCATTGTTCTCTGGTAAATCATCTGGACTTACGTTAAACGCATCTACCCCAAAGTCATCTTTTACTTGGGTCAATAGGTCTTTGGCTAACATGTCAGCCTCAACCATTCTTCTATAGTCTTGTCTCTTCTTGGAAGATAGTCTGTCTTGTGCTTGAGCCTTTACGTCATACAGCCTGTTAGACATTCCATTAACAACAATATCAACAAACTTTGGTATGATTGGTACTGGCTCCCAATTCAAATTAAGGTACGATAAGTCACCATCAACAGCTAACTCGTTCTTGTACTTGCCTATCGACTGCTCGCCTCTAGCGTACAGCCTAAGTCTATTGTACTCAATCCACTGATCGTAAAATCTACAGCTATTTGATGAGCGTTTAAACCACTCGTATTGGATAGACTGGCCCACTTTTAGACCATACTCCATCGAGGCTTTCTCTTCTTCCGTGGCAGTATTGTTTGGGAAGGTAACGTATGGTACCAGTGTTTCTTTATCCATTTATCGTATTATTTGGCTTGTGTTGCCTTTATTGTCGTACTTTGCAAATTTAATACTTATTTTTGACTGTGTCTTTGGCTGTATATACAGGTGCTTCTGATTTGCCATAATTGCAAGCCCACTGCTGATTGTAGCGTCAAACTTTGTACGATTATTAATGTCAAACCTAGCCCAGTCTTCAAGCGTCCTGGTAAAGTACATATTCCCCATCTCGTCAGAGTCCCTGTATGTACCCTCAAGGTCTATGCCGACATTCTTTTCTACGTATGTCTCAATTGCAGATGCGTGAGACTGCTTAACGTCTTCACTACTGTTTGGTATACCACCCAATTCCTTCTCTGTCTTTGACAGTTTATGTTTCTCCTTGTCTGGCCTGTTCATAGAAAACGCCCTATACCCTCTATTCTTCAAGTGATACAGCAGCCTTGGCTTGTTATTCTCCGCAAGCACTGGCATGCCATAAAAGCAGCACGCCATCAACA